ATGCCGGGAATGATGTAAAATGACTGTTAAACGCCGATTTTATAACGTTTGTAATATTGGGTGGTCATAATTTGGTCATAGAAATTTTAAAATAAATCTTTTGAGACGTTTTCCATGAGTTTACTAAACTTTTGAGAAGCGTCTTTTTTGTATGAGTTCGTAATCTTAGCGTAGATGTTCATAGTGGTATTTATATCTTTATGGCGCAAGCGTTCTTGTATTTCCTTAATATGCACACCAGCCTCTATAAGTAACGCACAATGAGTATGACGAAATGAATGAGTGCTTATTTGTTTATTAGTTATGTCAGTCTTTTTAAGTATAGCTTTTATCCATAATTGTAGTTTTTTAATTACAAGAGGGTAGCCGTTAACATCAGTAAAAACGAAATTATTATCTACATACAATTCGTTTTTCCATGTGTCCTGCACGTCGGTTTTATAATTTTTAAGTAATTTAATCACATGAGGATCCACTGAAATTTTTCCGATTGAGCTTTCAGTTTTTGGTGTAAGTATTTGAAATTGCTTTTTATTGTTATTCGGATTGTAATAAGTCTTTGTAATATTGATTGTGTTATTCTCAAAGTCTATATCAGACCATTTCAATGCCAATAATTCACCTGCACGCATGCCTGTATATGCTAATGTACAAAACACCTCAAAGCTGTTTTGGGGTGAATGGTGATTTTTAGCAACCTCCAGGAATTGAAATAATTCATCTTTTTCAAGAAACTTTTTATGTATCTCAGTATCTTCTAATTCTTCCACACTAATTTTCTTTTTAGGTCGTTTAATACCCTCGCTAGGCATTATTCTTATTAATTTCATATCGTATGCGTACTTAAATATCATATTTGTAGAGGCTATAATGCTATCAACATAATTCTTGCTATACTGTGCGCTTATATCGTTTACAAAACGTTGATATTCATGTTTATTGATAGTTTGTATTGGTTTATTGTTAAAGCGTTCTATGGCGTGGTTTATGGCTTTCTCGCGTGCTCTGACACTACTTACTTTTACTTCGTTAGCATATTGTGATATCCAATCGTCAGCAACCTGTTTAAATGTAGATGTGGACGGTGCGATATAATCGCCATTTCTTAACTGACGCTCAACCATTTCAGCGTGATGTTTAGCGTCTGATTTGCGTTTAAAACCTGAGTTTGAAATATATTTATATTTGCCCGTTTCTGCGTCTTTTCCTAGTGATATACGATAGCGCCATGTATTTCCGCGTTTTTCATAACTTGCCATTTGATCACCTCGATTAATATTCTTTAAAAATATCACTAGATAAACGGCTATCAGTTTGTAAAATTTCTTTATGTAGAGTCGTACTTTTTTCGCCTTTATTTGGAAAAAGCTCTTCAATATCGTCTATATTTTTTACTATTATTTCAGAAACATACCCACTTAACTTTTGGTTAATTTTTTTAAATAACAAGTTTTTAAGGCCTGCAGATAAACTATCAACGTATTTTTTTAATCCGATATTTTCATCTTCATTTTTAATCGTGAAAATAAATCTATGTTGTGAATTAGTTATCTTTTCAGTTTCTTTATATGAGACGTCTAAGTCAAAATTTAATTTTTGCCTATTATCTAATTCGACGTCTACTAAAATTTCAAAGTCAAAATTTTCAATCGAAAAAGCGTGAGTAATGTTTGCAGTTACTTCAAATCCCTCGAAAACATCATTAATTTTATAATTCGGTTCTTCATCAAAAGTAAAGTCAAAATTGATCGGATTATGTTCAAAAAATTCTGAAGGAGATATGTGCAGATAACTACATAATTTATCTATAGCATCATATCTTATCATTTCAGAATCATTTTGTGCCATTGAAGTAAGTGAACTTCTTGCTATTTTTACATCTTTTGCAACACGAGATATTTTTAGTCCTCTTTCTGACAGTAGTTCAGACAATCTATTTCTAATCATTACAAACCTCCTAATTATGTTAATAATAGCATTTTTTTGGACGTTTATGTACAAAAAAATAAAAAATGATTGAGAAGTCAGTCGAAAAACTATTGCAAAAGAAAAACGATTATGTATAATAAAGTTATAAATTGATTGAGAAGTCAGTCAAAAACGAAGGAGGATTTTAATTATGACTATTTTAGCGAATACTAGAAAGTTTAAAGAAGCCATGTTCTTAAAAGGCTTTAATTTATCTGATTTATCACGTGAAACAGGTGTTGGAATTTCTTATTTAAGCCAAATTATTAATGGTAAAAAGATTCCAAGCCCTAAATTAGCTAAGAAAATGGCAGAAGTTTTACAAGTTGAGGTAAATGAATTATTTGAATTTGAAGTAAAGGAGGCATAAACCAATGTTCAACATTAATATTGATGAAGATGAAGCACGTGAGTTACTTGAGCAGGCTATCAATGCACGTGTGGACGAATTAGCGAAAGAGAAATATTTTATGACTTACAAAGAGTTGTCTAACTATCTGAATTTAAGTAAGCCTACTATTGAAGAATTACTTATTAATAATGGCATGAAATATTATATGGTCGGATCTACGTACAGATTCAAAAAGTCTGATGTAGATGAATTCATGGAACAGCTTACTGCTCATATGAATATCCAGAATAACGACTTTAAACAAGTCAATATCAAAAAGTTATTGGAGGCAAGGCAATGAAAATCTACTTAACTTATATCTGCTTAGTTTCATTGTTAACAATATTATTACTAGCAATATCTAACATGTATGTTGCTTTTAGCGTTTATGCTTGGCTAATAACTTTAGGATGTAATTTAACAGGAGAGATTACAACGTGCGAAAACAAGTGATTATTACAAAAACAGTAGTTGGCTGGTACAACATTAAAGATACTCAACATAATTTAATGTTAAATATACCGCCAAAAGTATTTGAACAGTACTTTCCTGATGTTAGTAAAGATGTTCAAGTTGTGTGTTTAGAAATGGATTTATCAAAAATTACAGAAATTAAAAATAAGAAAAAAGTAGGTAGTTAAGATGGAAATCAAACAAAAATATCAATTATCAAAAGTGGTTAAAATATTAGAAGTAGTATTATACGAGGAAGATAAGTTTCAATCCGATAAGGACTATCATTATCAGGATAAAGCATTATATGAATATGCTTTAAAGTTAGTTCATAATGGATTGTTCAATATTCTTGCTGAATTAGATTTTGAAGATGAAGCATTTTTAATTCTTGATGAAGTAACAATGACGCTAAGTGATGTCATGAAAGAAACACAACACGTTTACCGTTATAGTGTCATAGATGAAAAAGGTGAACACAAACATACAACAGATCGCAAAGGACACGTGATTGGAATGTTAGAGTGGGCATTAGATTACATTGCGGGAAATATTGAAGTGGAGGAATTATAAATGAATTGGGAAATTAAAGATTTAATGTGTGATATTGAAGCGGTAAAAGAAAAAATCAATGATGTAGCTATCAAACATGCTTGGTTTGTTGAAGATAGATTTGTAAAAAATGAATTAGAAACAAAACGGGAACATATTAATTTTTCTGCTAGCTATTTAGAACATCGTATACAAAATGAACATACAGTTGAGTTATTACATGTGTACTTAAAAGAATTCGGTGAACTTATACAAAAATTTCATGAAATAGAAAAAGCATCATCTGAGAACTTTGGCGAGGTATCAGATGACGCACAAAAATTAAAAATCACAGAGTAATTTAGAAATTACACATGTTTATTATAACATTTTTTACTCTGTGAATCACTAGAGGTGCAAAAAATGAATGAAATTAAATTAGAATATGACACACATGTTTCAGTGGTACATTATGAAAGTTTAGACTCACGTTCATTTAATAGCTTTTCAAAAATTAATTGGAGTAAGTTGGTTAATAAACTGTCTGTACCTATAGAAGCAAATTATAAGTATGCACGTGGTGTTGCTGTTTACGGTGATATTAAAAACGGTGCAAATGATCAAGGTGAAATTATCAAAAAGCATCGAAACGATAAAAATGTCATATACAGAGATGTGATTGTACTTGATTATGATGAAATAAATGATTTAAAGCAATTACATGAAGCAATCAGCTCAGCTTTAAGCAATGTTGCATGGTTTTGGCACACAAGTTACTCGCACAGAACTGAACAAGCTAGAATACGCCTGTATATCCCTCTAAATGAGCGAATAAGTGCAGATGATTATCGTAAATATACAAAAGTATTAGCAAATAAAATTGGCCATAAAGTGGATGAAGGTTCATATCAGCCAAGTAGATGTTTTGCGTTACCAGTTATTCAAAAAGGACACATATTTATTAAGCGAGTGAATGACTGTCCAATTATGAATGTTGATATGCTCGAACAGTGGTCGAAGGAGTTTGAACAATCAAATGCTAGTCCTAATGTCATAGGATACACTCGACGCGATAGTGAGTACTGGCGCGAGCTATGCTTTGGAACAACCGAAGGCAATCGTAACAATGCACTAGCTAGCTTAATTGGGCATTTATTAAGATGTCACGTTAATGATTATATTGTTTATTCATTTGCTTTACTATGGGGGCAATTCGCATGTAAACCACCTATGAAAGAACAAGAAATCAACGCCACTTTTCAATCGATATTAAATAAACACTATAACAATTAGAAAGGGGCTTTGTATGGAAACAGGTAAAAGTGATGTACTTGATAAAATTGAAAAAATTAATAAAAAAGATAGTGCCTTACAAGAAATTATACCAAAAGGTTATGAAATTGAACATCATCAATGCGGTATTGCCTTAAATCAACTTATACCAAGTAAAAAAGAAGGCGAGCCAGATAAAAAGGTTTTTATCACAAGTACAATCCCTCAAATCACTGAACGCTTTGAAGATATTGAGAGTAACGAAGTCAGCTTTAATATGCTTTTCTATGACAATAAAACGCCAGTAAATATAGCTGTGAGTGCCGAAGAAATTTCAGATAGTCGTCAACTCTTGAAATTGGTTAATAAAAAGCTGGATGTAACATCGTCGACATCTACTAAACTTGTTGATTATATTAATGCATCTAAACGGTATAATCCACCATTGAATGTTAAAGTTGCAACGCGTTTGGGGCATGTGAAAGGTTATTTTATTTATCCTTATCAAGAAGTGATGAAAGACAGCAATATCAAGTTGTTTAGTAATGATAAAGGATTTCAAAAGTTAATAGACTCTTTTCAAAGCAAAGGAACATTAGAAGGTTACTCTAAAAAAGTGTTCGGTCAAATAAAAGATCTACCAATGGTAATGGTTATGTTATATGCCTCTTTAGGTTCGGTTTTATTAAGAGAATTTGGATTACAACCCTTTATTGTAGAAATATCAGGTAGTACATCCACAGGTAAAACATTCACACTCAACTTAGTATCAAGTGTTTGGGGAACCAGTGACCTTATTACGACATGGAGTTCTACTCAAAATAGTATTGAATCAATGGCGTCATTTTTGAACTCATTTCCAATGTTTAAAGATGATACGCGTAACACACATCCTAAGTTTGTTGCCAGTGCCACATATAACTTTTCTAGTGGTGAAAGTAAATCGAGAAGTAATATTAATTTAACGCTAAATGCTAAAAAAGAATGGCGAAATATTTTAATTTCTACTGGTGAATCATCTATCGCAAATATGGCTGATGAAAAAGCGGGTGTATCAGCACGTGTAGTTACACTACAAGATCCACCATATCCAGATAATTTTGATTTTACCACATTAGACAAATCGTTTAGGGAGAACTATGGAACATTAGGGTTGGCATTTATTAAACAATATGAGTCTAAAAAAGACGTGTATAAGAACGCTTTTGAGAGCTATCAACGGTATTTTAATCAAAAAGGTAGTAATGAAATCATGCAACGTTTAGGACGTGCCTTTGCGTTACTACAAGTTACCGGTGAGGTTTTGAATGATATTGATGGGTTTGAACATGACCATTTTAAAATTATCGAACAAGCCTATGACAGCATGGTTAAAAACAATAAGACGATTGATAAACCTAAGCAACTGTTAGAGGAACTATTACAATATTTAGATGCAAATAGAAATAATATCGCTGGTGATGGCTATAGTTCAGTCAAAAATGGTGACATCAAAGCTATATATAAACGTGATTATTTATGTATATTAGGTCAAACTGTACACGATAAATTAGGTCATGAAATGCAGACTATAACAGGTCAATGGGGCAAAAAAGGATATTTAATTAAAGGTGAAAAAGATCGCTTGCAAAAAAAGGTGAGTCACAAAAACATTAAGTATAGAGGATTTGCTATAAACAAAGAAATGCTTGAAGAATTAGGATTTGATTTCTCGAATTCTCATAATCCTTATTCAGATTATTAAATAGTTCCCAAAGTTCCCGATAAGTTCCCGCGAAAAACATACAAACGGGAACTATAAGACTACTTTAACCACAAGCAATTAAAGTTAATAGTTCCCGAAGTTCCCAATAAATAATATTATTATTTATTATTTGAAAACGAACAAATGTTGTTAGCTTTATACCATATATGATAGAAAATTTTTAACGGGTACAACGGGAACTAAGTTTATTTAAAGTTTATATATCAATGGTTTGACTAGTTCCCGATAAGTATTTTAAGTCGGGAATTCAACGGGGACTAGTTCCCATTTAAAAATATTGGAGGTAACACATGGATAAAGAGCAACTTAAAAAGTATATATACGATTATGTAAAAGAATATAAGGAGATACCGATATATCAGTTAGAAGATTTGTTTAAAGAAATGAATCACGACTATATAGGGAGAACCAGTGTCACACACGATAAGGATGAGAATATTGTGTTTTGGAGTGGATGGAACAAAATTACAATGTTTGCGCTGATTGAATTAGTTAAAAGTGAACAACTTGATTTAGTGTATAGAGGTAGTTTTGTAATGCGTTATTTGTTGGATGGTAGAGTTCCTAACTTACCATTAGCAATTTGTTATCCAGAAGATGGACAACAAACGGACGTGCCCTCATGGGTGCCTATGGTATTAAGAATAAATAAAGAGGAGAAAATCAAATGAACATAGAAACTATCGTAAACCAATTTGAAACACGAGCAGGCACGTTACTAAGGTACTACACAGGATTATTAGAACATAGTAAAGTGCAACCATGTTGCTTTAAGTTATACAATGATCCATTTGATATGGCATACGTGATGATGAATGGGAAGTTATTCGGTCATGTATATATTAAAGATTGTAAAGTAAGGCAATCATTTGAATTAGCGTCACCTAAGCACACTGAGGGGCTTATAAGAAGTATAGAAGGTCATTATGTAGGTTATGAATTACATGACGGTAAACAGCTTTCTATTAGTGATATGATGGCCAGTCAATTATTTGAAGATGAGTATTTTATGTATGGATTACAAACATATGCAGAATCAAATAATAGTGATGTGTTTGAGTACCTAGAAAATGGATTTGATACCGATACACTTGAGGGCATTCAATCGAGTAATACTGATGTGATAGCGAATATTGAAATGTTGTATCAGTTAGCTACAGGAATCAATGAACCAGCACCAGAGTTAGTTGAGGGGTTGAGATTAGTAACTGAGTTTGTACAAGATGAGAATGCGACACAAGAGGATTACAAGGCTTTAGAGCATAAGTTAACTGAGTTGAAGTCATCTTATTACAGTTTGAATAAGTAATTAAATATGGAGTCTCACGTGGTGTGTGGCTCCTAATATAAAAGTATAAGGTATAGAAGTTTTAAAATGTAAAGGTTGCAACAATAGTGAGTTAATAGATAGGTAGGCGAAATTCAAAAAAGTGTGAAATGTTGATATTGAGCTGTTTTATGGCTTTGAAAATAATAAGGTTATATAAAGGTGTTAGCTTTTAACATCGGAAGGTATACAGTCTTTGAGAATTGAAAAAATGGCAAGATTTGTGCAAGGTGTGAGAACTTTGTTAACGCTAATACAAGCTAAAGTTTGTGTTTTTGGCATAGGCCTAAAAGTTAAGTTTGTTCGCTGTTTGTTCGTGTTATTTTATCGAACTTAAGTTCTATATTAGGTTAATGTGAAAAGCCTAACGTTAAGTTTATAACATGATTTTATAAGTGTTATATATGATAAGCTAAACAATTGATAAAACGCGCTATAAAGCGAACGTAAGTTTGTTTTAGACCTGTAAAAATGGTATAATTTAGGTATGAAATAATTAAAAGAAAGAGGTGTAGAAATGCAAAGTATCGCAGAAAAAGAGACGTATCATTTACCCACCGAACACCTGCAAGTTTTCAATGTGATAAAAAATACGTCCAATAAGTATATTACTAAAACTAAAATCTTAAATCAATTGGGATATGAATATAATTCAAGCAATGAACGATGGTTACGAAGAGTAATCAATTCATTAGTATATGATTATGGCTATCCTATCGGGTGCAGTTATAAACCTAGTGAACGTGGTTATTACATCATTATGACAGAACAAGAAAAGCAACAAGCGATGAGAAGTATTAAGAAATTAGCTGATGGCAGTATGAAACGCTATGAAGCTTTGAAACGAATTAAAGTGTAAAGGGGATAAAAATGAAAACTGAATCGTACTTTAAAGAATACAACCAATTTGTAATAGATCAACAAAAGGCTATACAAGAATTGAAACAAGAGCGTAATGCATTGGAGAGTAAAATAAAGATAGATAAGTCCACATATAAACAGTTAATCATGGATGGACAAGATGATAAAGCAGATAACCTATATCAAGCAACAGATGCTGATGAAAAGAAACTAAAAGCACTTAATAAACGCTTAGAGACAAAGAAAAGTGTGTCGAAAGAAGTTAAATATCAAAAGACAATTGAATTATTAAAACATCAAAGCGAGTTGTCATCATTATATGAATCAGAAAAACAATCAGCTTTAGGTAAATTAAAAAAGGTAGTCGATGCATATAATGAGATCATTGATGAAATAGAAGATATTAATGATAGATATGAAGATGAGCATCAGCAATATGCGAGTATTTATAGTCAAGAACAATTATATGATGATAAAGAGGCTAGGGAAGCATTGAATGGCTACTTTAGAGAAAATATATTTACATCATATATTAATGGTAATGATTTGCCATACGAACACAATAACAAGTTGTTTTTAAAACGTTAAAAAGAAAGGGTAATTAAATGGAAACAAAATACGAGTTAAATAATACTAAAAAGGTCGCAAATGCATTTGGTTTAAATGAAGAAGATACAAATCTATTAATAAATGCAGTTGATTTGGATATTAAAAACAATATGCAGGAGATTTCAAGTGAGTTACAACAATCAGAACAGTCTAAGCAAAAGCAATATGGTACAACGCTACAAAATTTAGCTAAGCAAAACAGGATTATTAAATAGCAATGATTGCCTATCCAATTCGGGTAGGCTCTGTTTATAGGGGTGAATAAATGAAACTGCTTAAAACGAAGAATTGTTTATATTATCGTAATGGCGACAATAAACTATCTGAGTATCAACTATTAACGCAATTTAACCCAGCATTTATTAATAAAAAAATTAAGATGTGTGAATTCCAAATTGAAAGTATGTACCATATGAGTGCGTCGACCACAACATGTGATGAAATAATGGGGGTCGTGTCTGTCTCATATCCGATTGAAAAATTAGTTATCAAAATTATTGAAACAAAAGCAGGGTTACAAAACTATAAAAATAGATCTATAAATAATATGGCGTTGTTGAAAAAGGTACTAAATCATTATACAGAAAAAGAGCAGAAGCAAGTTGTAAAATATATGCGTTCAAATGGACGATATAAGCCTTACAACGTCATTGAACGCTTACAAGTTGATTTGTATCAAGCAAGTATTAAACAACGTTCAGAACGTCAAAAACAAAGAAATACAGCAATTGAAAACAGTAAGATTGCACGAGTAAATGCATATCACCAATCTTCATATGTAAAAGTGGTGTAACAATGGATAAAAAGCAAATAAAAGACTTCGTTTGTGATTATCATAAGCGAACTAGAAGTGATGTGTTGATAGATGATGAAATAAATACCGATGAATTCTTTTCAATAGGTGATGAAAATTCTAATGAATGGATGGCAGACGATAACATTGATGATCATATTGTAAAGAATCACTTAGAAATGATTGTTGACCAAGTAGCTAATGACAAAGAGTTTTATATTTTCGATTCTTTAATACAAGGACGTAGTTTTAAAGATATTAGCAATGTCTTAGAGTGTTCAGAACAATCTGTAAGATTATGGTATGAAACCTTATTAGATAAAATTGTGGAGGTGATAGAATGAGTGAGTTAACGGCAAAACAAGCGCGTTTTGTGAATGAGTATATAAGAACACTTAATGTAACACAAAGTGCCATAAAAGCAGGCTATAGCGCAAATAGTGCACATGTGACAGGATGTAGGTTATTAAAGAAGCCACACATCAAGCAATATATACAAGAACAAAAAGATAAGATTATAGATGAGAATGTATTAACCGCAAAAGAGTTACTACATGTGCTTACGAATGCGGCAGTCGGTGATGAGACAGAAACGAAAGAAGTTGTAGTCAAGCGAGGGGAATATAAAGAGAATCCACAAAGTGGCAAAGTACAGCTAGTCTATAACGAACATGTTGAACTGATAGAGGTACCAATAAAACCTAGTGATCGTTTAAAAGCTCGTGATATGTTGGGTAAATACCATAAGTTATTTACAGATAAGCATGATATTAACGGGAATGTGCCTATATTCATTAATATTGGTGAATGGGATGGCGATGATGAAGATTTAGATAAGACGGTACAAGAGGTATCTAACGCTAATCCTAATCATACTGTGATTGTGGATGATATACCGTTAGAGGATTGATTACAGTAAAAACGATTATCATATTGAGTTAGTGAGGATTAGTTTACTAATTCACCCTAGCTTTATATTAAAGCGTTATAAAGATAAAAGGGAGAACGCTTATTATAATTAACGGACTCCCTTTATTAATAATTATTACAGAAAAAGTGGTAAATTAATTAATTTCTGCTTCTATAGTTTTTATTTCATCAATATTTATAGGTGGTTTTTCAGTATTGTATTCAAACTTTTTAGATAAATCACTTTGATATGTGGATCCGTCATTCATTGTTATTTTCCAATAACCACCCGTTTTATCGCTTGAACGATATAATCCATGTATTTGAGTTAGCTGATGACGAATTTCAAAGTCTAAAGTTGATATAGCTAATTGTTTTTTATCGAACTTTGGCCAATACTTTAAGGGGCTATCTTTACCATGAACCTTAACTTTTAAAGGTAGTTCTATTGGAGTAGGTAATTTTTCAGTATTTGTAACGCCACTTATTTGGAAATGGATATAAGTTCCTTCGCTAGTATGTTGGCTTTTTTTAGTTCTTTTTGTGTTTAAGTCAACTTTTTCCCCTTTTGTAAAAGCAGGGCTATAATAAGGACTCGGAAAAATTATAAGGCTGATGCTGCCATCTGTGTTTTTTATACGCATAGATCCTAAGGAATTATCTAAAACTTCACTATTTGTAAAAGTGTCAGACCCACTACTATACCAGTCTAGCAAATCCTTTATATTATCGTTTGTAGATGCTTTTGCAGTTTTGATTATTTGATTAGATAATAAGGGAACAGGGGTAAAATCTGTAGCGATTGTCGCAAGCAACAAAGGGCTTACGATAAAAAAATTCATTAGTAATTTTTTATTCATTTTTAATTCTCCTTCATTCAAATGTGTAAACGTTTACATATAGAATGTATAAATATTATTTAAATGAATCAATTAACCATCTCTAAATTATTGTTTAAATATATATTAATTAAAAAGTGTTTGTTACATAGGGAGCTATATCAAAAAATATAGATTTAAACAACATTTTAAAGTTACAAATAGCAAAAAACAAAGTGTGAGTGGTCATTTAAAGAATATTAATTAATATAAGTTTGAATTAGTTATATTCTTTAAAGTCACTTTCTAGTGGCGTTTTTTACGCTGAGAAACGTCCTGTGTTGCAGTAAGGGATGGGAACCACGCACAAATACTTTAACTGTAAACATAACGTCGTGAAATATGGCTTTAAACATCGCTGGTCAATCTATCTTTGAGATTGGTCGAAGATTAAAACCATATGAAACAAAATGACCTAGCACATGGAGAATTTGGTAATTGGTTGAAAAATATCAACTTAGATAGAACACAAGCTCATCGTTTCATTAAAGTTTCTGAAGAAATTAAAGATGTTGGTACATACCAACATTTAGGTCTGAGAGCTTTATCGGAAATAGCTAGCTTACCTGTACCAGTACGCATCAAAGTACACATAACATCAAACGGCAAAACTAAAATTCCATACTAAATGTTTATGAATTTAACTGCAGAACTCAATTTTGAGCCTTGTAAAATTACATAAATTAGTTATATAAATATTATTTATGGGTATTATATAAACGGGAGGGGCAACGTTATTACTTGCCTATTAGAACATGGAATGGTTCTGCCCCAACTAGTCAGGTACTAGGCGACTAATGGGGAGAAATCAGTTGAAATGACATAGTCATGTCTATTTAAGCAGGTGTGTAACACACCTGCTTTCTATTTACATTTAAAGATAAAATGTGCTATTATTTTACTAGAACTTTTTAACATTTCTCTCAAGATTTAAATGTGCATAACAGGCAGGTACTTCGGTACTTGCCTATTTTTATGTAAACATATTAGGTGTATGTATAAATTTAGGGTATTGATTATAGATACTTAATATATGGCGGAATGGTTGAAAAATGATAAAGTGAGGAAAGTGTTTGACTTTCATTAGTATTAGTACTTTTAATGATTTTATTTTTAATGTGTATAGTAATTTATAAAATTGAAAGTTATCTAACAGTTAAGAAAATACTAAAACAATTACAAATAAATATTACATTGTCTTGGATTACCAAATGGTAATTGAAACCTCAGATCTTTAGTTTAAAGCTAATTTTAATAATGCAAACATTCAAGCAAGTTTAAGGGTTGGTGGATAAAGAGAAAAAAATAATAGGGTATAGAATTAAGTTTTTTACCCTATACCCAGTTTTATATGAAGCAAGTAAAATCGGCAGCTGAATGGCTGGTTGATTTTGAGCAAAGATTTATTAAGATATGTCTTGTCATATTTCTCTTTATCATTTTGTCATTACTATAAGATATTTTTAAAAGTGCTACATTAGATTAAGAGTTATAGCTAGCCTTCGGGCTAGTTTTAAAAAAGAAATGAACATAGCCTAAAAAGACTCTTAATACTATTAAAGTTGCTAATGTAATTTCAAAAAATAAGAGCCATTCCCAAATTTCTGGGTACGTTAGTACAGGTAAACTATTTTTTAAGGCAGTTGCTGAAATTACTAAAGGAAAAGTGAAAGCTGAAAATACTGGTGAAAACGGCTCTTTTAGCAACTTTGGAAGTTTAAATATAATATAAAAATAAAAAAACTGAGCCAATACCAAAAGAATAATAACGATTAGATCATTTGCCTTAGGAAAAGTTATAACATATGCCGCAGCAACTAAAGAAAATGGTGCACAAATTGTGGAAGTGTTCGGTTTAATAGACGTTTGCAATGGATACGTTTTTAATCGTTTGAATACTATTGGTAAGACAATACATGTTGCTAAAAAACCATATATAACTGATAATTTTCCAATTAAATAAAATCCGCTGATTGGTGCTGTTAATCCAGCAATAGCAATACCAATATAAAGCACTGTCCATGATGGATAAACATTTTCGAGCGAGAACCCTTTTAAATATTTAATTGAAAAAATAATCATATGTATCATAATCCCCATAAGACATAAGAGCCATAAGGGTGTTATTAAGCTAGTGATAATGGTTACATCACTAAAATACGTATTTAAATAAGTGGTTCCCAAAAATCCAGACATGAAAAATGTTGTGAACACAGATGAAACTAGAGGGGTATTCAATTGTTCTTTAACATTTTTAAAATTATTGAGAATAGTACATAAAAGGTGAACCCAAATAAAGAGGGCAAAGATACCACAAATAGCATTTAAAACAAGTGATATGTCTTTCAAGAGATTGCCCAACCCCAACAAACCTAAGATCAATCCCGATGTTACTAAAGGTGCTTTTTGAAGTCTCATGATTTAAAACCTTCCTTTTGTGATTTTATTCACTAATTATAACATGATATCTTAGAACTATTAATAAGCAGAATGAGTTTTGTATGTTTAATGTGGATTAATATGATGTTGTTTCGGGAAATATATGTATTTATCTATTTTTGATATTTTATATTCAGTATAATACGTGATTACAACGTTGAATATAAAAAAATATGACGATGTTTATACGTATTAATATTAATATAATCACACGTTGCAGGCATCAAACGCTTATTTATTAATCAAAAATGGGTGGACAAATTTATATAGTTTTATCAATTTTAATATTTTACACTAACTTTATTAGGTGATATAAGATGCTGAGATAAGCATTATATTGCAATGAAAAAGCATTATATGGATAATCATATCTATCATTGCAAATATACTTATAGAGATTTATGTGTGTGATAATTGGTGGTCATAAATTGGTCATAATGAAATAAAAAAACTAAAAAAATTGAATGCATAAAGAATACACGATGCTGATTTAATAGGATTTTTGTATATGATTTATATCTATTTCATACTGCCCTTAATGCCGGGAATGATGTAAAA